AGGGTCAATAGATTCTGACATCTTAGTTATCCAAGCACCAAACCCGTTAGTTGAGTTTGTGAGCATAAGCTCCAATTTTGAAAAACCGATAAGTCCTAAATTCTCAAGAGCTGATTGCGTATTAGCAACCGCACCAGATAAGTTGTTGGACATTACTTTCGCCATTGCTTCAGCAGAGCCTTCAGACTTATCTAGCATCCCTTTAAATTTATCGAATTCGCCTACTCCATTTTTCAAGACCATTATCCAACCTGCATAAGCTTCTTCACCGAAGATTGCCTTTGCCGCCGCTATCTGTTGTGAGTTCGATAGTGCATTAAACTTAGGAGATAGTTCATCAATGATAGTACGGATATTCTTCATAGACCCGTCTGCGTTGGTTGTCTCTTGACCTAAGTCCGCTAAAGCATTCGCCGCCGCCTTCGGAGGTTTAGCTAGTCGAGATAAACCTGCACGAAGGGCAGTACCTGCCATAGATGCTTTAATACCACCGTTAGCAAACTCCATTGCTAATACTGTAGTCTCCTCGATATTCATGCCGAAGGTATCAGCAATAGGAGCAGCGTATTTCATAGTTTCCATTCATGTTATCTCAAAGGCTCTTTATCCTTTGATTCTCATAGTTTCCTATGAGGTCAGACTATATCATCATCTCAGTGAGATGCTAGGCGCTCGTGGGAGTTTCTTCCGTTCTGGATTACTCCTCCTAGTCGTTACACGTTTCTTTCATCCCTGAAAGACTTCGCTCGGGATTGCCATGTTGATATTGTACTAAGAAATATCAATTTAGGTTTCCCCGAATTCACCTAGTTTGCTAATAATGTCACCACTATTAGGGGCAAAACTATGATACCCAGTTGTTCAACGTTTAAGTTTGCCGCCGCTGATCCTTTAGCGAACACGTCAGCCGCTCTTCCTGCTTCATCAGCTTTCATTCCAAAAGGTGTCATAGTATCAGTAACAATATCAGCCGCCCTTGCAAGGTCTAGATTTCCCGCTGTAGCTAGATTCAGCAAAGGTTTAGAACCTGCAATCATCTCATTAGCACTCCAACCTGCTGTAGCCATATACTCATAAGCTTCGGCTACGTTGGTAGCGCTCCATACAGTAGAAGCACCTAGCTCTCGAGCATTAGCTCCAAGCTCCGCCATCTGTAGAGACGTGGAATCAGAGATAGCTTCAACAGTTGACATCTGCTTAGTATATTCCATACCTGTTTTGACGACACCTTCGAAAGCCTTCTTTACAGTATTAATACCCCCGACGACTGCCCCAATGCCAGCCATTGCCTTAATAGCTGATGAAAAAGCCCCGCCCATCTTAGAAGCACCGTCTCCGGCTTCTCTTGTGGCTCTAGTTGTAGAATTCAGTTGAGTAATAATATTACGAATACCCGCTTGAAACCTCTGGTCATTGAGGACGACGTCAACGGAAATAGTTTCATTGTTACCTGCCATGTATTATTTCTCCTTTCCTCAATATTTAGAGTTGTCAAGATTAGCGAGTTTCTTGTGATACTCCTTGACAGCTTTGTAGACAGTTATCTCTACAAAGTCAATAATGTCTGTATTGTCTATTTCATTAAGAGTCCAACCTTGTTCGAGCCTACTTTGATAAAAGTCCATTATGAAATCATTTGAGGGACTGTCATCAATGCCCCAATCTTCAGGTACTCGTGTGTCTTCACCTTTGGAAGATTGGACTCCTGTTAGTTTTTTAATGGTTGCATTTTAGCTTGCATACGCTTAGAAGGTGCAGATAAAGCTTCTAACAATACAGTTGTAAATTCCTCTACGTCAACACCATTCCAGAAATCTTCAGCGGTGAATTGCTGTTCAAATAAATCATTTGCGATAAAGTTTACAGCCGCTTCCATTGTTTCGTCTGAGAAGTCTTTGTCCAACGCTTGGCTGTAAGCTAAAGATTGCTTGAAGCGTAATGCAGACATGCGTCCATTATTTTTAAAAGTTTTATATTCACCGTCTAAGAATAATTTAATTTCCATTTGTATTTCTCCTTTAAGTTTGATTTGAAAATATCTTACAGTTAAATAGTTGCCCCTCCGTAGAGGGGATACATTTTAGTTTACGGTGTAGGTGTTGCGTCTAAGCTTGGCTCAATTACCTTAGCAAAGAAGGCTGTCTTCCAAGGGTCAGTATCTTTATCCGGGTTATCAATTTGGAATTCATAAATGCTATCTTTTAAGCGAGGCATAAAGTTGACTTCAAACTCTGCTGATTGGAAATCAATCTTGTCTTCCTTCGTAGTTGTTTCTTCTTTAGGAAGGGAGAAGCGTCCACGGTATAAAACTTTGTAGCGGTATGATCCATCGGCTTTCATTCGACGATAAAGCACCGCTCCAAGAGGTGCAACGTCCTCAGCCGATTTGATAAGTTTTCCTGTTTGTTGTTTATGTCCTAGAATTAAAGCCTCGTTCTCTCCAGAGATACCTGTAAACTTTACAGTCCCCTTGATAGACCCCATTGCAGATGCTGTCTCAATAGCACGGTTGTCTCCGTATTGTGAAGCTGAGTCTGTTTCTGGCTCAATAGATAGCTCTTGCACTGGAGCAATATATACTGGTGTGTCATAAGTTTCTAATTGCTCATCAAGCATTTTAGCAAAATAAAACTTGTCGATACCGATAATAGTAGTTGACATGTATTAATCATCCTTTTCTGTTTATTTATTTCTAAGATATCTCGCTGAGATATGTCGTGAAGCTCATATGATTTATTCCATCAAC